CTCAAGTTCAACCTACTGCAGTATCAACAAGTTATCAATTTAGACTTGGACATGAAAGTATATATATTCTTGAAGGAGATATGACTGCAGCTTCAGAATGGGTAGGTACATCATATGAATTTCAAACAGATACTATAGAAGAATATCAAGCTTCGGGTAATGGGGTAACTATTGATGGAGTACTTTTACAAGATAGTAAGATGGATTGGAGTTATATATCAAACGCTCCAACATATGATAATTATGTTTCTTTTAATTTGAAGACAGACAATGTTCAAAGAACAACTGTTACTTCAGGTGGAGATTTAGATATAGTAGGTGGTACAGATATTACAGCTACATATTCTGCAGGTGGAGTTGTTACATTAGCTTATTCAGGAAGTTCTTCTTCTTATTGGGATAAAACTGGTACGGATTTAACACCTGCGACTTCTGGTGATGATATTTTACTAGCTGTAACAACGGAATTGATTAAGTGGGGAGACGGAGACACTTATGTTCAGGAAGTTACAGATGACCATTTAGGCTGGTATATTGCGGGTGATAAAAAACTTGAATTTGGTTATAGTGCCGTATCGCCTTTGGCTTTGCATAGAGATATAGCAACAGCAGATTTTGAGGTTGGGTTGACATTTGTTATGAAAGATTCTTCAGCAAATGAACAGTTGTACGGATATATTAAATCAGTTATTACGTCTCCAACTTCAGGAAGTGAGACTGGACGTTTAGAATTTCAGACAGTTAATGCAGGTATTACGGCAACTAAATTAAAAATAAATCACGATGGAGAAATAATTTTTAATTTGTATGGAGTAAACACATTTTCTGGAACAGGTACATATGCTTTGCAAGTAGATGGTAGTGGAAACATAGTTGAAGTAGATATATTTGAATCTCCTTTAGATACTAAGGGACAATTATGGGGATTCTCAACAGTTGATGCAGCAGTACCAGCAGGTACTACTGGACAAACATTAATTTCAGATACATCTGGCCCATCTACAGGAATGTATTGGGCAGACCTCTGGAAAACTGATACGGAGGGGGTAGTTCTTTTTACTACTGCAAAGAATGTAGGAATAGGAGTAGGTTCTAGTGCTACCCATAAACTCTCAGTATCAGGTAGTACTGATCTGGATGGAAATTTATATGTAGACAATATTCAAGGACATACTGCCGCTGCTACTTTAATTCTAGAAGCTACCCATATTGATATTGGCCCAACTACTAATAACATATATTTTTTTTCAGCATCTAACCAATTACAGATCACAGCATCTACTGCTTCTATCGTATTAAATACTTTAGCTTTTTATTCTACTGATAACCTAGTCTTAGGGGATGCTGGAGGATCGGGTATTAGATTCTGGCACACCTTCTATAGTGATGGCGCATTTCAAAGTGATGTTTCAAATACACATGCTTTTGTATTAAATAGTTATACTACAATGGTTAGTAATTATTTATTACATCTTACAAATTATGGTGTTAGTAAATTCTATGTTGATTATGCTGGTAATGCTTATGCTGGTGGAACTTTATTAACAGGAGGGGGTGTAAGTTCTCCTTTAACAACTAAAGGTGATATTTGGACATATGATACAGATGAGGCAAGATTAGCAGTAGGTACACAATATTATACTCTTACTTCTCTAAGTGGTCAGACTACAGGTTTATTCTGGTCTGCTTTATGGTGGGAAACTCAGTACGGGTTATCATTAGTTAATTCTAGTGATAACGTTGGTATCGGTGCTTCGGCTCTTACTGATAAAAAATTATATATAACATGGGATAATTCTTCTAATTATGTAGCACGTTTATATAATCAAAATACTACTGGTCCAGTATTAGGACTTAGTACTGGTGCAGCCGGAACACACTTTTTAATATCTGCAGATAATGATTCTAATACAATGTTTTCTGTAGATGCAAATGGTAAAGGATATTTAGCAGATAAATTATTTGTTGGAGCATCTTCAACCAATGCAAGTACAATGATAGTTTCAGGTACTCATACTGCTCTATACGGATTAGCTGAATTTGTAGGAGAAACTGATCATGCTTATATAAGTATGGTTGCTGGAGTTGGAAAAGCATCTGGTGTGTATTTTTATGAAACTAGTACATTACATTGGTATTTAAGTGTAGGTACATCTGATGAATTTAAAATAAATAATGGGACTAACAACATTCTTCAATTAACTAAATCTACTGGTTTAGTTTCTTTATATGCTGATTTAGAAATAGGTGGAAATTTAATTGTTGACGGAACTCCTATTGCTAATAAAACAGTAAAAGGAGTATGTATGACAATAACTACAATTGGTACAATACCAGATGTAGGTACACCAATGTATTCAAATGGTACAGCAAATACATTAGCTGTTTGTGATGCAAACAATGCATCAACTATGCCTTGTATAGCTTTAGCTACTACTACAAGTACAGGTGTACAAGAAGTACTATTGTTAGGAGTAGTTAGAAATGATGATTGGTCTTGGGCTATAGGAGGAGATATTTACGTTAATACTTCATCAACAGGAGATTGGTTAACGCAAACACCACCAGGTGGTTCAGGAGATCAAGTACAAAAAATAGGTGTAGCTTTAGAATTGGATGCTATTTATTTTAATCCAAGCTTAGATCAAATTCAAGTATAATGGCTGATGTAGTAAACATAAATACAGTAACAGCAGCTAATACAGTAAATGTAAATACTGTAACAGCAGCTAATATAGTTAATGTAAATACAATAACTTGGCCTTCAGCAGCTCTTATTGAATCATCAAATAATTTATATTTAAATAATCAAGGAGGCGATTCTGATTCTTCAAGTATAAATGTAACTCCTGATAGTATGACAACTACTTGTACGAGAGTTGATACTGGTGATGGTACTTCATGGTATAAAATGACTACAGGAATTGGACATACAGGAGATTTTACATTAACAGTTATTAATTTTGGTACTCTTCCAACAGAAAACTTGTTCTCAAGAATTGACATTAGTGATGATGCTTCAAACGCAGTTACAAAATCGGTCAGCGTTAGTTATTCATACTTCACATAATAAATAAATAAATAATGGCGGCAACAGCAAATGATATAAATGTATTTCTCTTTAATGTGAGAATAGGTTTTGTAGATTATGGTAATATGTTATCTAAGTTTCAACGTTTAGGTAGACGTGATATTGAATGTTACAAAGCTAATTTTAGAATATTACAATATTTACTTAGGATATTAGTAGATTATTTTGATCGTGGTGTAGATTATGAAACTAAAAATTTTTTTACTACAGATGAACTCCATGACGTTATACAACATTTCAACAATATATGTAAGACTCATTACATGATAGAATTATAAAATGTGCAGATTTATGGATAACAAATTAGAAGTATTAGAAGAGGAGAATCTTAATTTAAAATTAGAGGTGATCCGAAAAGATATTGAAGTAGCTAAAAAAGATGCTATAGGTCAACACGATCATACTAATGAGAAGATAGATAAGATCTTAGTTCAAGTTATTAAAACTAACGGTTCAGTAGCAGAGGTTACAGAAAGGGTTGCTACAATTGAACGAGAAAGAAATTCTGATAAGATTAAGAAACTTGAAAAAGAAACTAAATTCTGGCGTACCTTAACTACTAACAAATGGATAATAATACCATTGTTTGCTTTAGGATATGCTCTTACAATACAGGAGTTTAGAGAATTTATAGGTGCAATATTTAGAATTAATTAAAAATGTATAAATTAGGAATAACTTCGAAGGTGGTTTATGAAACCTTACACGAAGATTTACGTAAGATTATAGATAGGGCTTTGCAATGTTCTGCTGTTGATTTTGGATTAGCCCATGGTTACAGAAGTCCTGAAGTACAATTTGAGTACTATAAGAAAGGCAGAAAAAAAATAGAAGGGGAATGGATTATCGTAAATAAATCAAAGGTAATTACCTACGTGGATGGTTATAAGCAATTAAGTATGCATAACTACCAACCTGCTAGGGCCTTTGATTTTTATGTTTGGATACCAGGTAAGAAACAACTGGCTTACGATGATAAACATTTAATATTTGTAGCTGCTAATTTATTATGTGTAGCTAACAAACTATATGAAGAAGGAGAAATTACACATAAAATCCGATGGGGTGGAAATTGGGATTCTGATGGTGAAATCATTTACGATCAAAATTTTGATGATCTTCCTCACGTTGAACTAATAATGAATAAAAATGAAAATTAAAATGAATATCCAAGAACGTTTAGTTCTTGTTGGACTGTTACCAGAAAAAGGTAACTTTGATACTATGTCAGCTGTTGAGAGTCTGAGGGTTAAATTATATCCGACAGAAAAAGAAGTCAAAGAGTTTGAAATAGTACAAGATGAAAAAGCAATTCGATGGAATCAGAAAGCTGTTGTACCAGTTACTATAGACTTTTCTGATGCACAAACGGAAATACTTAAAAGTAAATTTAAAGACTTGTCTGATAAAGATGAATTAAGTCTTGATCAATTTAGCTTATACAAAAAATTTAATTAATGATTACTTGGGCTAGTATAGAGAAGTATTGGAAGAGAGCTGGATTAATAGTTCTTATATTAGCCGCTTTAGGATTTAATATAAATCTTAGACTTAGTATACCTACTCTGTTAGATGAGATTCAAAAGAGTGAAACGTTTACAGAAACATCTCATTCTGCTTTAAGAAGTCTCATGGATTTAAAAGCTACTGGTATTGTCAAGATAGATGGTAGTATGGTAGATATAGAAATTAGAAGATGTGGCATGGTTGTTGAAAGTGATACTCTAGAAGCAGAGTGGGCTTTTGTTTTAAACGGCCATGTGGAAATGTATGAAGCAGTATACTCTCCAATATGGAGGGGGTATCATTATGTTGATTTTAAAGGTGATTATAAACAAGTAAAGTATCTTAATTATGATGAAGATTATTTAAGGAACTTTGGTAAAAAAGAAAAAGATGGCATTTAGTTTAAAAAAGTTATTTGGCTCTGCTATAAAAGATGTAGTATCATCTGTTGGAGATGCCTTAGATAAAAATATAACATCTAAAGAAGAAAAGTTAAAGGCAAAAACTGAGATAACTGGAATAGTTACAGAATTTGCTACAACTACTATAGATGCACAAAAGGAAGTTGTATTAGCAGAAGTACAAGGGAATTGGTTACAACGTAGTTGGAGACCTACCCTTATGTTAATATTTGCTGGTGTAGTTGTAGTATCTACGTTTTATGATGTACATTTAAATGAAGTACCTACTGAATTTTGGGGATTACTTAAAATTGGTATTGGTGGTTACATTGGTGGTAGATCATTAGAGAAGGTGGTTAATAACATGGATGTTTCAATAGGACGTAAAGATAAAAAATAATGACTACTATAAAAAGAAAATACGAGCATTTAAAGAATAAAGCTTATCATGAATTTGAAACTGACAATGGCAAAGTTTACGTTGGTGGAAATACTGGTGTTTTGTTTTTTGAAGATAGTGCGTCAGGGTATCAGACATTAGCTGATTTAGTCGGGGGTTCCATTTCATTACACGCTATTACACATGAGAACGGAGGTACTGATGAAATCAGTATTGTTGGTTTAAGTGGTTTGTTAGCAGATGGACAGACTCCTTTAACACATGCCTCAACACATATTTCTGGAAGTACTGATATTATTCCTGTAGCTACCACAAGTAATACAGGTTTGCTTTCAGTGTTGTCAAATACAGTAACTGAATACATGGATGGTACTGGAAATTGGAGTACTCCATCTGGTGGTGGATCTTATACCTTTGAAAATGGTTTAACAGAGTCAAGTGGTACAGTTAAACTTGGTGGTACATTAACAGATTTACTTACAACAATAACAATATCAGATGGATTAGGTGGTAATAATGATGCTGATTTTCGATTAGAATGGGATGATAGTTCATATTCTGGTTATTTCGAGATGGGGTATGATCAGAATGGAACAATGATAAGAAATTATAGTAGTTCTGGACTTACTGGTGATAATACATATCTTAATACAACATCGGCTTCGATTACAATAGCATATAGCGACGGAGTAGATACTTCATCTATATATATAAATGCTTCGCAAATGTTAGTAACAGACAGTACTAATTCAAAAGGGTTTGTGTATGTTACGGATTATTCTACAGTAGGAGAAGCAGATGACAGATGGATTCCAGATTACGCTGCAGTGAAAGCTTATGCTGATAGTGTTGGTGGAACTACTTATAATTCAGGTTCTGGTATTACAGTAGATGGTTCTAATAATATAGATCTTGGTGGTACATTAGATGCTACTGCAACCATTGTTCAATCAACATACGCTATGGTTATAGAAGGAGATGATGGAGCTTCCTTATCTAGTAGATTTAGACATGATTATGATACACAGTATTGGGCTTCACATTCTACTACTGCTCATTCTTATTCTAATCCATATTCTCAGTTAATGATGTTTAGAGGAACCTACATTGAAATAATGTATAATGATGGTAGTGCAAGTAAAACTATAAGACTCAATAGTGCAGAAATGAAAGTAACAGACGGGGTTTCTTCAAAAGGTCTTGTTTATTCTACTGATTACTCAACAGCTGGGGAAGCTGATGATAGATGGATACCTGATTATGCATCAGTTAAATCTTATGCGGATAGTGTTGCTGGTGCTGTACCTGAAAAAGTGGAGTTTTCATTACCTAGTACAAATTTATCATCTAATGCTATAACAATGGAATTTACAGCTGGTGTAAATCTTTCTATAGGAGATGTAGTATATAAAGCAGTGACAGATGGAGAAATGTATTTAGCTGATGCTAATGGTACAGATACTTATCCAGCTAGAGGAATAGCAGCAGGTTCTGGTACCGATGGTAATGATGTAACCATAGTACTTTATGGTGTAATTAGAAATGATAATTGGAGTTTTCCTACTGGAAATTGGGGTAAGACATTATTTTTAACTGAAACAGCTGGTGGTTTTGATGTAACTCCTCCAACAACAACAGGTCATCAACTTCAAGTGGTAGGTTGGATTATAGATAATGATCATATTTTTGTAAATTGTTCACCTGATTGGTTTGAAAATTAATATAATATGGCAGGTTCAATAGTAGGTATAAACGGAATAGAAACTGGAGCTAGTATAGATGGTGTTACAACTGGTGTTATGGTAGATGGATTAGATATAGAATACTCCATAGAATCACAAGCTGCTAATTTGCAGATAGATAATGGAAGTAATACTACAGATTCAAGTATTATAACAGTTTTACCAGGTAATGTAGATACTACTTGTGTTAAATATGATACAGGTGATGGTGTTGAGTGGTTTAGGATAAATGGAGGTACTGTTCATACAGGAGGTTTTACTGTAGAAATAGAATTATTTGGTACTCCACCAACTGAAGATTTTAATGCCAGACTTGATATATCAGATGATGCTGCTGAAATCGCTACTGTAAATATTAACGTAAGTTATATTTATCAAGTTTAAAATAGATAAAAAATGGAATTTATAACATTAGATACAATAACAACAGATTTGTTAAATATTATTAGAGGTGCTAACGTATCATCTAGTGAACCAATATCTAAGAGACAATTAGAAGAATGGGTACATGAGTATAGAGCGTTACTTTTAAAAAGAGATATGGATAAAGGTAAAGTTCCTAATCCAGATTATATACAAGAAATTAATCAACTACGTTTAGAAGCAGTAGATTTAGCAGGAGAAGATGTTACAAGTTTTGGTATAGAAACTGGATATTTTATGTTTAAATCTACTTTAGAAGTACCTAAAACTTTGGATTTAAATTTTAAATCTGGTTTTATGTATATAGGTACTCCAGCTGGTGATGAACTTCAATTCGTACCAGAAAGTAGGATAAGATGGCAACGTTATAAAAAATACACTATGGATGATCCATTAGTATTTTTAAGAAATGGACATTTATATGCTAAACATTCAGAACCAATTGAGTATTTAACAATACGTGGAATATTTGAAATACCTTCAGAAGTAAGTAGGTTTATTAATCCTATAACAAACCAACCTTATTTTGATTTATCAAGTAAGTATCCTATTCCTGCAAACATGGTTCCAACATTAAAGGAGATGATTTTACAAAAAGAAATGGGTATGGAATCACAGGCTTTTAGTGATATCACAAATGATGCTGCTCATGGGGTTAGTGCTCCTACTCCAGATATTAAATACACACAATATAATAGAGGATAATGTATTTTGGTAGAGGTAAAAATAAAGTAGTTGATCCTTATACGTTCAGGGATATGTATCCTATTTATATGGAAGGTGTAGAAGGTAACAATACTTATGAATGTGAGTATCAAGAATACGTTGATATAAATTCTGATTTTTATAAAAGTATGATGGATCATATTTTAGAGAAATCAGGGTCGTTTAAATTACCATATAATTTAGGTGAGCTGAGTGTTTTAAAAAGAAAAGTAGATTTATTGAAATTAAAGACTTCCGGTTTAGATTGGAAGACTACTAATGAAATAGGTAAAAATGTTTATCATTTAAATGAACATACCAGTGGATTTAAATATAACTTTCAATGGAATAAAAAAGGTAAACGTGTAACTAATTTATATTTATATAGATTAGTTATGACAAGAAGTAATAAAAGAAGATTAGCCAAACTGATAAAGTCTGGTGATTATGATTATTTTGAAAAATAACAGAAATGATATACAAAACAACTAGCGTTAAACAAGTTATAGCTAAAGTATTTACGGATCTTGATTTACAAGAAGGTGATCACAGAATCAATGATATGGTAGAATGGTGTGGTGAAGCTCTAAAAAAGATAGGGGCGTTTCCATCTTTTTTAAATAAGGTTGCAGGCAGAGATGGTAATCCTATATTAGAAGTTACTAACTATCAAGCTAAATTACCAAATGATTTCCATAGGATGATACAAGCATCTTATTCAAAAGTTGCGACAGGTCCATTTTATGCAATAAGATATGCTACTGGTAGTTTTGATTCAGGTTCTGTGACAAACGATGCTTCTGAATCAACAGATTCAACTTATCCTGATTCAGATTTGATTGTACTTGCTATGCGATTATATGATTTAGATTATGAAGCTGCTCTAATTTTAATAAACAATGATCCATCGATGAGAGGTACTTTAAATGGTATGCTTAATCAAATGGATGGTACAAGTATTACTAGTTTATCAAATATACAATCTATAGAAGGGGGAACTACTACAGATTATACTTATATAATTAATAACAATTATATAAAAACAAATGTAATAGATGGATATATAACATTAGCTTATCAAGCTATACCTTTAGATAAGGAAGGATATCCAATGATACCAGATGATGAAAGTTTTTTTGAAGCTTTGTACTGGTATATAAATATGAAATTATTATATCCACAATGGAAGTCTGGTCAAGTGAGAGATGCAGTATATTATGATGCTAGACGTTCTTGGAATTACTTTTCTAAACAAGCTTATGGGAATGCTCTTATGCCTAACAAAGATCAAATGGAAAGTATCATGAATACTTGGCATAAAATTGTTCCAGAATTAGGAGATCATAGTACTGGATTTTCTACAACAGGATCGAGACAAGTAATTTACAACGCTAATTAACATGGGACAAGAGATAGTAAATACATTTAATAAAGGTATGATACAAGATTTTGATAAGTCTGTACAACCAGAAGGATCTTATTTAGAAGCTTATAATTTTAGATTAGTTACTGATAAAGGTGGTACTAGTGCTAGTCTTGAAAATATAAACGGTAACGTAACCTTTTTAGATTTTACTATACAAGGTTTAGGAGATGCTTATTATAATGGACATGCTTTTATTAGAGATGAATTGTTTGTTTTTGTTACTAATAATTCAACAAGTACACCCTCAGAGGATGGTCAAGGAGATGCTATTTTAAAGTTTGTTATAGATACAGATGCTGAGACTGTTACTAAATATATATTGTATGATGGTGGTCTTATGTTTTGTTTAGGTAACAAAATAAAAGCTTTAGGTAGATATGAGAATGAAGAAGTTAAAAAGATTTATTGGGTTGATGATTATAATAATATAAGATATGCTAACGTAGCAGGTTATTTAACTACAGATGGTTTAATCAAAAGTGCTTCTAATAGTTATTTAACTACAGATAGATTTGAATTTTTATCCAATGTAGATTTAATCGCACCAGAATTAGAGAATATAATTAGTGGGAATATACCAGTTGGAAAAATACAATATGCTTATCAACTGTATGAATTACATGGCAGTGAAACAACTTTTTCTAATCTAAGTGGTTTGTATCACTTAACTATAACAAGTGATTTTGGAACTGATTCTGGAGATTATGAAGGAGCTTTACCAACTGAAAATTCAGGTAAAGGTATGGTTTTAAGTATTGATAATACTTCTGGTACTTATTTTAATAGGTGTAGAATTGTTGCAATACATTACAGTGAGTATAATGCTAACCCTACTATACGAATAGCAGGAGAACTTAACATTGAACAAGAAGGTGGAGTTTTTACGTTTGTAGATATTGGTACTAATCTAGGGGAATATACATTAGAGGAGTTTGCTGTAATTGGAACTACTTTGTTTAAAGCAGAAGATTTAGAATCAAAGAATAATATTCTTTTTGCAGCTAATATAAAAGAGGAATATTTTGATGTAAGTGCTTTTGATACTAGAACTTATAGATTTGATGTTATTGGTAGATCAGAAGTATATGAAGAAGATGGTAGTTATTATCAATTATATAATAGTACTGGAAATACATCCGGTAAACAAGAACCAGCTGTTTTAGGAGATTGGGAACGTTTTGATTTAGGTTATAATTTTGGTACTCATACTGGAGGAACATCTAATGTATTAACAGATAGTACAAAAACATGGAGTACAAATGAATTAGCAGGTTATGTTATTCGTAATCTTTCAGATAATATCAATGATACTATAGTTAGTAATACAAGTACTACTATTACTGGTTCAGGTATTATCACTTGGGATAATGGAGAAACATATTGGATTGATGGTGTTAACTGTAGTGGAAATGATTGGTCAATACCAGAAACCGCAGATTGTATAAATAAATATAATGATTTAAATAATGATACAACTGCAGGGCTTAGATATAAATTTCAATCAGATGGTAGTACTCTTGGAGCAGAAGGTTTGAATTTTAAAATATCATTTGTTGAAGAAGTTTTTGACATAGATACAGGTAATACCAATGAAATACATACAACAGCTACTTCTACTAGTTATAATAATTATGCTAGTCCTTGGATGTCAGGGGAAAAAAGAAGCTGGCAAGTAGATGAAATGTATCGAGTTGGAGTACAATTCGAGGATGAAAAAGGTAGATGGTCTTATGTTAAATGGCTGAATGATTTAAGGATGTTAAATGATATAGATGTAACAACTGCTTTTTATCATTATAACGGTGGATCTAAAGGAACGGCATTATATCCTTCTGTAGAAATAATTAATAGTTTTCCAACAGGGGTTAATTCATTTAGAGTAGTTCGTTCTAAAAGAGAAGGAAATAACAGAACTATATTAGCTCATGGGATTGTTGGTTCTATAACTTTAGAAAGTTCGGTACGTGTACCAACACAAATGTATGGATCTATATTTCCAATTTTTACAGATGGACTTATTAGATTTTTATCTCCTGAAGTAAATTTTAATAGAAATATTGTTTTACAAGCAGGAGATGCTCTAGAATATAATGGATATTTTACTGTACTTACAGACCGAACAGGTGGGCTTGGTTCTGCAAATAGTTATCAAAGAGTTAAAGCACAAGGAATATATTCTAATAGAGCTTCTATAGCAGTTAGTGATAGATCTGATATTGATGATTTATCATTAGTTTCAGTAGATGAGAAAATACAATATATTAATTCTGTACCGTATAGAAATTATAGTGGTAGTGAAGGAGCATATGGAGGTACTTCATTAGTTATAGCTCCTAATAATGCTACATGGACTGCTTGGGCACCAGCTGGATTTGATTGGCCTGTTATAAAATATAGACGTAATTTATACGGTAGTCATTATGGGGGTCATAGTCATGAAGCTCGTAAAAATAGTTCTTATATACCGGTTAGTAAGAAACAAGATACTATAAATACTAATATTGTTGCTTATAATGGAGATACTTTTATTAGTTACTTTGATTATATGTCACTTGTTTGGGATTTAACCAAAGCTTATTATACAGATCCTGGTAATGATCATGATTCATTACATGAGGCTGTTTATTTTCCAGTTGAAACTAGTATAAATTTAGATCTAAGACATGATCCACACGATAGTATGGTTCAAGATATAAATTTTTATGAATTGATGCAAGAATATAATGGCTTACATGAAGTAACAGCTGGATTTGATAGGGAGTATAATCAAGAAGGAGATTTATATCAATACAATACTGTCTTTTCTCAAGAGATTACTACTAATGTATATTATCCTACTCCTTTTGATTTTAATAGTATCGAATCATATGATACTAGAATCAAAGCATCTAATGTTAAAATTAATGGAGAAGCTTTAGATTCATGGACAAGATTTGGAGTTAATGAATATATAGATGTTGATGCACGATATGGTTCTATAAATAATTTACATGTATTTAAAGATCAACTTTTATATTTTCAAGATCATGCTTTTGGTACGGTATCTGTAAATCAAAGGGCTTTAATACAGGATAATAATCCTGGAGCTTTAGTGTTAGGTACTGGAGATGTATTAGATAGATTTGATTATATGTCTACTACAGTTGGTAATATGCATAAATTTGGTATGTGTAATTCTTCTAATAGTATTTATTGGCTTTATGATAATGAAAAAACCTTATATCAATTTACAGGTAATGAAACACCTTTATCAAAAATTAAAGGTATGGATTCATGGTTTAGAAATTCATTTACTGAAGGAGATGGCATAGTTTCTGTATATGACAATAAATATAATGAAGCTATTTTTACTATTGTTAAAACAAGTCCTGAAACTATTGCATATAATGAAGTGTTAGATTCATTTTCTACATTCTATAGTTATCCCGTGCAACATTATATTACATTATATAATGATAGGTTTTTATCAGTTAAAACTATGGAAACTAATGCTTGGTTACATGATAGTTTAAGTGTTGGTAGAAGTAATTTATACAACGTGTTAGAAAATGCTACTATTAAATTCATGGTTAATGATAAATATATTTATAATAAAGTGTTTGATAATATATCTTATATAAGCACTACTGTAAATTCAACAGGGATTAATATATTTGATAAAACATTTACTGAGTTTAGAGCTTATAATGATTATCAAAACACAGATTGGATTACGTTAACTCCTGATACTAATATAGTAAGGAAAGAACGTGTTTGGAAAATGACTATACCTAGAGATGTTGTTGATAAAGATGTTAATACAAATTCTGATATATTCAATCTGATTAATTTAGACGATACACAATTATTTAAGGCACGTATGAGAGATAATTATTTAATTGTTGATTTTACTTATGATAATGATGATGGTAATTATAAATTTTCATGTCCATTTATTAAAACGAATTATAGACTTTCACATAGATAATTATGAGAACAAAAAAATATCCACAAGGTGGAAAAGTAGGAGATAAAACATATACAAAGGCAGTTAATACTTTTTATGATTATAAAGATCAATTGAAAAATGCTTATGATAGTACAGGTAGTATGTTACAAGGTGATAACTTATGGAAAGCTTTAGGTTATAATCCTAATAAACCTGAAACTATGGGTAATGTAAATGAATACTATAGTGCTATAAATAATATTAAAAATCGTAACCAAGGGGTTGCTGCAACAGATACTGTTAGTGCTAATGCTTTTGGTCCAGGATTATATGATCTTAATCCTCCTGCAATAAAACGATTTAATCAAAATCCAACAAATACTGGAGTAGGTCCTTTAAAAAGACCCTATGGTGGGGAAGTACCAAAATATCCAATAGGTGGGCTTATAACTGCGGGTATAAGTATAGTAAAGGGTATATTCAACAAAGTTCATCAGAAACAAGCAGCTCATATGCAAGAACGGTATGCATTAAAAGCAGAGAATGAGGCTATCACAGAAGGACAAACTGGAAGTACATACGCTACTCCATTTGGAACTACTTTTCCATATGGTGGTATGGCAGAGTCTCCTAATGTTGAATTAGAAAAGGAAGAGGTATTTAGAACTCCACAAGGTCAAATTGGTCAAGTAGATGGTCCAACACATGCTCAAGGTGGGGTACCAATGAATTTAGAACCAGGTACTGAAGTATACAGTGATAGAGTTATATTAAGTTCTGGTAAGACAGCTGCTCAGGAAGCAGAAAAAATCAAAAAACAGATTGATAAATATAAAAAAATACTAAGTTAATATGGCAACAATGACTGAAAAGAACTCAGCTAGGTTAATGATAGCGAAACTTGAAAGACAGTTAGGTGCTATATATGACGAGCAAGAAAGTTTAAAGAAATTTAAAAAAGGTGGGAAAGTAAAATCTCCTAAAATGATTGGTGGAGGTATGTTTACAGGATTAACTGATATGGTTAGTAATGTTACTGAACCAGGGGCTGGTATGTTAAGTGGTTTGGGAGCTGGAAATTTCCTTTCTCAGATGGGTAGTTCTTTAGGTTTTAAGGCCCCACCATTACAAGATGTTACATCTTCTTCAGAACGTAACCAAAATTTATCTGACCAAATTAATAAACCAGATTGGGAACAAGCTGCTCAATTCTTACCTATGGGATATAATGCTGTCAAAGGTTTACTTCCAGCAGATACTTTAAAAGCTTCTGATTATCAGAATCGATATAAGAAGAATCCATACATGGGACAAGCTATGGGAGCTTTATCTGAATCTAGAAATGTAGATACAAGTGCTCAAATGGCTCAAACTACAGTTGGTGAAAATATAGCTAGACGTAATCAAACTAGATTAGGGTCTGCAAGTGGAGGAGCACAGTTTGCTAGATCACAAGTTATTAGTGCTGAAGGTACTAGACAACGTGGTAATATAACAAGTGGTGCTATTAATCAGGATTTACAGAATGAAATAGGTCGTAGAAGAGATGTATCAGGTGCTTATAACCAATTTGGTCAACAACAATTACAACTTGGGCAACAAGAAGCTGCTATTAATCTTGGTGTTAAAGATATGAATGATAGAAATAAAGCTGCTAGGAATGCATTTTTAGGTCAATCAATGGAGGATGCTTCAAAATATAGTCAAACTCAGCAATTAATGGGTAATCAAAAAGAACATGATGCTATGTTGGCTAAGATATATCCAGATATGTTTGGAACATCTCAATTTCAACCAGAATTGATGGCATTATTACAACAAATTAGACAAAAAGGGGGGTTAAACTAATGGCAACAAATAGATATGAAAAGCCTATAGCGGCTCAATTTATGAATACATATGTTCCTATTCCATTTGAACAAATGGTTCAAGCGGGAGCTATGAAACAAGAAAGGTATGATAAAGGAGCTGCAGCTTTTGATCAAAGTCTTGCTAATGCTGAAAATATCAATGCTATTCCTGGTAAACAAGCTGATATACGAGATCAACTTGTAAAAGATATGTATGATATCAGGGATGAATTTGCAGGTTCTGATTTTTCAGATCCTTTTGTTATACGTTCTTTAAATCAAAAAATTAGAACTAAGGCTAAACCAGGAGTTATTAAACAACTCAATGAAAATTATGATAAATACACATTAGCTCAAAAATACAAACAAGATTTAAGGGCTAAACGTATGTACAATCCTGCTTTAGATACAGATCCTGCTAATGATCCTAACTGGGGTGGAGTTGGTGAAATATACGATTATCAACCTGGAGCATATTTAAATAAAGAAGATGAATTATTTAGGTATTTTAAAGGGATGGCTACTACAAACCGTAATATACGTAGAGATGATGAAGGTTATATGATTAGTGGTAGAACACAAGATGATATAGATCTTATAGTCGGTAGAGATGCTAATGAATATGCTAGTACTCCTAGTGGGCAAGATGAAATAAAACTCTGGCGTATGGCACATCCTGAAGAAGATGAATTAGGAGATGTTGCTATAGCTAGTGAAATAATGAATGATTATGCACAACAATGGATACGTAGGAATCAAATAGGTCAAAGATATCCTAGTGGTTCTGGTTCAGGTACATATGTTCCACCTGTTCCAATAAGAATTACTCCAGCAGCTGATACTGAAAAGAGTCGTCAAGTAAAAAGGGAGACTGAAAAAGAATTAGAAGAAGCTAAAGTAATTCAAGATTCAGCAACTACTCTTTTAGATGAAATGAAAAAAAGACCTAATGAGTATGATGAAGGTAGTATAGAAGATCAAGAAAAATTGGTAACAAAAGTTAAAAATGAGTATGAATCATTACAAGATGAATGGGATACTATTATCAATGATGTTTCTAAAGAATATGAACCATTAAAAGCTGATTTAAAAAAAGATTATTTACCTAAGTTAATTCAAACAGGTATTACAGAAGTTGAAGCTATTAAAATGTTAGATGATTATACTACTGAAAGTGAAAAAGAAGAGTATGATGAATTTTTTGAATTAAATTGGAGTAAAGAAGATTTTAAGGAAGATATAGATCTTGGTGGAGCTTTAACAGGTCCAGGTAAAAGTATTATAAAATCTCTTAAAAGATCAGGGGAAGCTATTACAAAAGTTTTTGATTTTGGAGATCCAGATACAGAAGAAATCTTTGCAGAATTTCAAAGTGAATGGGCTCAAATTAAAAGAAAACAAAACAGAAATTTAAAAACTACTTTTACTGAAAGAAAGTCTAGTGTAACTCAAACCGATAGGATAGGTTTAAGTCAGAAAAAAGTTACAGGTACAGGAGAACATCCTTTTTATCAATATTTAGACTCTAATGAAAAACCTTATGAATCTGCTATAGTTTCTAATATAACAGATCCTTTAACTTCAACTCCAACAAATTTTGCTACTTATAGTAATGATTATGGTAATCGAAAGAAGATAAATACTGCTTTAAAAAATTCTAATAATTTAGTAACTTTAGATAATATTAAAGAAATACCTAATTCAGATGGTTCAGTAAGTGTTTATTATGTAGTTGAACCAAAAGAGGGGGGTAATAGAAAAACTGTAGAAGTACAATTACAAGCTACTCAAAAATCTCAAATAGGAGCTTTGATATATGATCTAACAAGACAGGAGGATTTTGAAGGAGCTCATTCAGTTGGATCAATTAGAATAAGAAGTGACGTTGAGGAAAATGGACGAGGTAAAAATCAAAATACAACTTATGATTTATTAAGTCGTGTTGAAAGTGTTACAGAAGATGGTACTTTTATTTTTGGGAGAAATGTAGGACAAGAAAAATTTGAAGTTAAATATGAGAACGGTGTTTATAATACTTATTATAGAGACGCCCCTACACCAGTAGCAGTATCTGCTAATCTGGATAAATTAGTCGGAGATTTGGTTGAATTAGAATCAGATTTTTTGGGACTTAAAAGAAATTATTAATAACATATATATCACATGGGAGTTGATTTAACTGCTTTACAAGGAGCAACGGAAATAGGTAAATCTAAAACACTCGGAACTGAGGATTTAGATCCTACTACTGGACTAACAAGAGATGAGATTGTGGCTGAAAAGCTTAGGTATAGGACTACTATTGGTAGTCCTGTAAATGTTTATACAGGTAGTGTACCTAAAGCTGCAATTAGAACTTTAGGGGATGCTGGATATCATCCAAATTTAGGTCCTGATTTTATGCAAGAACAATTATCTAGAGAGCAAACTGCTGCTGGACAATTTGTTAGTTTTTTAAATCAAGCCCTTGTAGGAGAAATAGTTGGTGGGACTTTAGAAGGAATTGGTTATTTGGGAGATTTACCACAATATGCAGATTTGGTAAATAATACTGAACAAGAGTGGGGGAATTGGCTTAGTGATATAGGTAAAGATTTAAAAACTTGGACTAGGGAGGCAACTCCTGTTTATGTTAGCCCTAACGCTCCTGATTTTGATCCTGGTTCATGGAGTTGGTGGATGAAAAATGCTCCATCTGTAGCTTCTACTATATCTTTGATGATACCAGCAGCTGGTGCAGTTCGTGGAGTATCTATGTTAGGTAAGGCTCTTAATATAGGTCAGAAAATGGGTAAAACCGCTAGTTGGATGGCTAGAGGGATTGGTCAAGCGACTGTATCTAGACATATGGAGAATGTAATGGAAGCCTCTGGTGTTTGGGATGAGTTATATCAAGAAGCTAAGAGATTAGGTATGAGTGAAGAGGATGCTAAGAAACGAGCGTCTTTAGGTGCTTCTAATACTTATAACAAACAATGGTTAATGTTGATGCAAGACATCCCACAGTATTTGTTGTTAAATAAATTAGGTGGATTAGGACCTAGTACTACTAATACTAGTAGAGGAGTGATGAAAGCTTTAGGAGCTGATGCTTTTAAAAGTAGTGGAAAAAAGGCAGCTCGTATTGTTAAGGATATGGTTGGAGAAGGTGGTGAAGAAATCTATCAGTATTTAGTTAATGAACAATCTAAAGTATTAGCTAGACATGGAGATGATCCTAATTTTAAATATTCTTTTTTAGATTCACTAAAGGATAATTATGGAGATGGTGAGTTATGGACATCTGCTGTAATGGGAGCTTTAGGAGCTGGTACAATGCAAGTTGGTTTTGCAGGTCTTAATGCCAAAATGATTCAACAAAAGAATTCAGCAGCTGTTAAAGAAGTTAAAAAGTTTGGACCTTCTTATAATCAAGCTTACCAAATATATACTGCTGCTTTGAAGAGCGGTGATCCTATTAAAATAGAAAATGCTTTAAATAATGCTTTAGGTTCTTTGGCTTTATCCTCTAAAGAAAGGGGTGTTGAACAACACATTATTGATTTTATTGAAGCTATGAAAAACCCAAATGATGATACTTTGATAACACATGGTATTAATGAAGAGGGTAAGGGTTTTATATCAGAGAATCCTAAAGCTGCTGATAAACTTATTAAGAGTGTTAAGGAAGTGTCTAAGAATTATGACAGGTTTCAAAACGAAGGTTTTAAGAATCCTAAAGTAAAAAAAGAAGATCTTGCTACATTTACTAGGAACATGACTTTAAATCAATACCTCTTGGATAGTAATAGAGAGGCTTTAAAAGGGTCTAAAGAACGTCTGGAAAATATTGATATTAAAGAATTATTTGCAGATGAAAAAGAGGGTGGTTTAACATCTAGTGGTAAAACAGCTTTTAGAACAAAACATGCTGTAGAAGCTATAGAAAAGAATGTTAAACGTTTTAGGGATAAGGTTGAAATAACTAAAGATGATCCTAATGCGGGAGCTTGGGAAAAAGCTATGGATAAATTTGTCTTAGCTTCAGAAGAATATAAGTTAGAGCAGGCTAAAACAGAACATAAAAAATCAATAAAAGATTATAGTAAGGCAGATAGAAAAAAGGATGAAGGTAAGATATTAACTACAAAAGATGAAAATGGGGATCCGGTAGATCCTAGAATTTCTGAATATTTGACAGCACGTGGGGAGATAGATACTCTTGAAGCTTCTATTGCTACCATGGAAGAGGAGATGAAACGTTTTCGGGAAGGTAAATATATTCAAAAAGAACCTGAAAGGGAACCAGGAGAAGATCCTAAAGAGGATGGAGAACCTGAATTAGATGATATAGTAAGGTTTAAAGATAAAGATGGTAATGAGGTTTTAGCAAAAATAGATGGTATAGATATTAAAACAAAAGGTTCTCAACCATCAGATGATATATATACAATACAACCTATTAGTAAGACTGGGGTGCCTATAGGTGACCCTATTAAAAAGTCTGGTCAAGACATTGAATTGTTAGGTAAGGTATCTAATGCTTTAAATTTAGAAGAGTCATTTGAAGGTTTGTCTACAGCAGAAGAAGAGGCTGCTGGTACTACAATTACTCATGCTAGGGAAACTGAAGAGGATAGTGGACCATTACAGCCATTATCTAAACTGTCTTATAGTAATGTAGCTGAAAACGATTCTAGAATAATTGAAATTAGAAATGAGAAACTTAATCAGATATTGTCTGATCCAAAAACATCGTTTGCTAAATCAAGAGCTTATTATTATATAACAAAGGATACTATAGAAGAACATTTAGTTACTCTAAGGAAGAATTTGAAGTCAGCAGAAAATAAACTAAAGGATTTAAGCAATAAGAAAAAAGAAGAGGAAGGGGACGTTCTTGCAAAAAAGAACCTTAAAAATCCTCTGGAGAAATTTAAATCACAATTAGCATTACTTAGAAAACTTAAAACACCAAGTGGATTAACTTTAGGGGATGTTGCTAATATTCTTAAAACTAATACTGGAACAGGTTATTATGATTTAGTAGATAATCTTAAAATATCAGTTAGAGTTGTTATAGATGGTAAGTCTTACACTAAAGATTTATGGCTACATGAAAGTGGTTATAATGGAATAAAAATTCCACGAACTGTAAAAAACAAAGGTAAAAAAGCCGAATTAGATTACAGAATGTCTGTAAAAAGTCAATCTCGTAAATTAAGAACTCAGATTTTGTCTGCTATTTTAGACCCTAGTATAAAAGAGGTTTTTACAACTAGTTTAAAAGTTGGTAGGGGAGCTCCAAGAACTATAGATAAGAGTTTACCTGTTGATGAACGTAAAAGAAATCCTTTGGTTGAATTAGGTTTTAAGAAAGGTGATACTATTAAATTAGGTATTGTAAAGGGTAGTCCAAACATTAAAGGTCGTTACTATAAAGGAGACTTGTTTACTTCAGAAAAAACAACTGAACGAAACACTCGTGGTTTTGGTTCTCCAGGTGGTACATATTTGATAACTAAACGTACTATAAATGGAGATGCTTATGGTTTAAAATTAAATAACTCTACAGTTAGTGCAGAACATGCAAAATTATTGTTTGATGCTTTTGCTATAATGGGGAGATCTGAATATGTTTGGAATAAGAGAAAAGGAGTTTATGTAAAAAAGACTCTAAAAGATGAATTACAAGGTAAAGGTATAGTAGGGAGACACAAGAGTAAATTCTATAAAGGGGATACTAGAGTATGGAATTTAAGTGTAGGAGAACTTATAGATCTACTTGTTGTAAGTGGTAAGAAACGAACAGATGTAAATGATAGTAGGTATAAGTTAACTAATCTTACTGATCAACACAAGACTGTTCTAGAAAATAAAAAATTATTTTTAGAAGTAGATAAGGCTAAGAATACAACTTATCTAGTATTTGGAAAAGATTCTACGAGGATAAATCTGTTAGATATAGATGATATAAGAAAGTTCGAACCTATCTTTATAGCATGGATGATGAAGCATAAAACATATGCTAGTCATCTACATCATAAAATGCTTAACTTAGAATTAAACGGGGACTTTTTGAAAGGTCGTAAATTTAGGATAGGTGAAAAAGGAAAGGGTAAGAATCCAATTGAGAGAGATGGTAAAGAAACTTATTCTGAATTTGTATTAAAGAATGGATTCTTAACTACAGATGCTGAACAAGGAGACAATGGTTTAATATTCCATGCTCCTACTTTAGATCTTAATTTAAGTTCTGATAAGACAGGTAAAGCTTATTTACATACTGATAATACCAGGGCTGTTACCTTAACTAGAGACCTTACAGTAGAGGATAAAAGTAAAGATATTGAGAATAAACAGGATAGAGAAAATCTTCAAACAGAGGCTGAAAAAGAAGAGTCTAAAACTAAACCTTTAGAGAGACCGGATGATGGTTATTATGAAATACCTGAGGATGAAGCTGCTTTGAATGAAGAAGAAGAAGGTAAACCTGATACAAAAGAACCAGTTAAAGAAGAAGAGAAACAGGAGGAGGTTCCTGACATAGATGCTATATTAGATGATCTAGAAGATAAAGGCGGTCCTTTACCTAGACCTTTTAGTGAGAGACCTGACTTTGAAGTTCAGGATCTTAAAAAAGAATTAGGGTGGCTTTTAGATAGAGTAAATATAAAAGGAGATAAAGTAGAACTTGTTAAAGAATTGGAAGATCTAGTTTATCAAGGACGTTCTAATTTTGCTTTATATAGTCATTCTGCCATACGTTTATACGAAGCAGCTGAGGTAGGTACTTTATATCACGAGGCTTTTCACAGAGTTAGTATGGGGTATTTAACTTTAGAAGAACGTACTGCTCTTTATAAGAAGGCTAGAGTGATGTATAAGATGTCTGAAGAGAAGTATACGGATAGACAAGTTGAAGAGAAATTAGCTGAAGAGTTTAGAGAGTTTGTATTATTGCAAGAAGAGAAAAAATTACAAAGTAACATAAAGAGATGGTTTTCTAGAATACTACAACATATCAAGAATTGGTTTACGGGTAGATCTAGATTAAGAGAAGGAGATGTTAATTATTTATTTACTCAAATAAATAAAGGACGTTTTAGTGTATCTAGGGTACGTAAGGAAAACATACGGAACCTTGAAGGTGATTATTTAGCCAGGGCTAGGATATATAGGGGGATTGAATTTAATACTATAGCTAACAGAAAGTCGATGTTAAACATTACTAAACTGTTAACTACTAAGATGTTTACCTTGAATAAAATAAAAGGTACAGATATAAATAGTATTAAGAAATTAAATAAAAATGTATGGGGTAAACTAATTGATTATTTAGAAGCAGTAATAGAATCCTCAGCTAAAGTAATAGAGGGGTCTACAGATGAGGCTAAAGTGGATAAAGCAATTAGAGTACATGACTTATTTAAAGAAGTTTTAGGTGAAAAGTTAGAAGACGGTACATATGGTACTTTTCCAATCTTTAGGGATTTTATGGAAGATTACATGTCCTTTCTTGGAGTAAGGCGTAGAAAAGATTCTAATGTAGAATCCTTAGATGCTATTGATGAAGAAGAAGTAATAGGTAATTCAGATAATTATGATAAGAATTCCTATCAGATAGATCTTAAAGAAAATGCTTTATCAAGTGTTAAGTTTATGATTTCTACTTTGTATGAAACTAAATTTAATGAGCAAGGAGAACTTGTTAATGTTAGAGATGAAACAACAGGTTTGAGAAAGTATGTAGATTTTACAGCTATGTGGCATAGGTTATTGTTTGATATACATTTTCATACTAATATAGAGGATATGTTAGATGAAATAGAGAGTATAGCAGATGAGTACCAGATAGGACCATATAAAGAATTGGTAAACTCTCTTAGAAAAGAGAGTTATATAATGAAGTCACAGTTTCTAACAACTTTTAGAAGGCATAAACATAATTATATTAACTTCATATATCAACAAAGTAGTTCTAGAGGTATTACTTTCTTTTTAGAAGATTCTAGTTATTACGAATTATCTAGAGGTAATGCTTTGAAGTGGGGAGAAATGTTGAATATTAATGAAGATCTATCTACTACTACATCTAAACAAGGTAAAAGAGGATTGATTATAGAACGTGAGATTAATACAAAAGCTTTTGAAGATTTACAGAAACGTTCTAGAGATTTAATAGATGTTATAGCTACCCATGAGGCAGATGGTACTATCACTACAGGAGATTTGCATCAAGCAAAACTAACAGCTCTTAATATGCTTAGTCAAATTAATATACATGTGGATGTTACAACTTTAAATACTTATCTTTTAGATAAATTTTCTAATGAAGATTCAGCAGGTCGTATGAAAGACATGCTTTTAGAATTAGAGAAGTTATATGTAGTGGAAATCTTTGATGACCATCTTATAAAAAATCCCATAGCCACAGATTTAAGTAAAGCTTATGCTAAAGCACATCCAGAAGAAGCGAGTGATATGCATTTAGGGCCTGGAGGTAATAAATATTTTGGTTATTCTTCACATAATTTACTTACAGAAGAATCTAATAAAATACAACGTGATCCAGAATGGGCTGAGGAAAAGTTAGGGATGATAAATAATGGTAATTCTAGAATTTTATCTAGAGCTTCTGAAAGGGATGAGGATGGTAATTTTTCACCTGCTAGTCAAGAGTTTAGGGATAGTTTTGAGTTACTGACTTTAAGTACTATTAAAAGGAGAAGGACTAAAAAAGTAACTGATAAAGGGTCTAGTTATACTGATATAACAAGAGCTCAAGATTATTTAATGAGGTTAGGAGCTATCACGAGTGATTTAAATATCTTACCTATGCCTGTAATGTCTAACAGGGGTACTTACAGTATGATGAAAGGGGCTCCTGTAATAAAGGATGCTATTGAAAGTTCAGATGGTAGTAAAGTTGTTTTTACAGATGAAGTGCTCGATATGTTTTATGGGTACTATCAAGATGAAGTAAATAGGATAAGGGAAGCTAAAAAAGTAAGAACTTTATATAACACTCTTAAAAAAGAATATGATAAGGCTTCAGATGAAAATAAAAAAGAAGCTTATGAATCTTTAATGAAAGTTAAAGGTGATATGGTTAAAAATTATCATTATATTGAGACTGAAGCTGGTATTAATGTTAATTTAGGTAATGCCTATAATTTAATTCATTTTAAAGGTTTGTCTTTGACTTTAAATAAAGACCAAGCAAGAGTGGCAATATCAGAAGTTTTAAATGAGAGACTTCAAGAAGAAATTGATCATGCGTCTTCTATTAATGTTATAGTTCAAGATGAACAAGGTTTAAGTAATATTCTTTTACCTATGAGTTTAATAGATAGGAAGAATGATGAACGATATGCAGAAGATGTAAATGATTATACTCACAGTATTTTACATATATTGTCTTTATATTTAGTCAATATGCAAATGTCTGTATTTGAATCAGAAAAAATATTTTTGGCAGATCCTGCTATATTTAAAAGAAATAAGACTAGTCAAATAGATGTGTATGATGATTTATATAAGAGATGGTTTGGAGCTGGATCAACAGGTGATAAATTTAACTCTGAATATAATGATGAAGGGGATGGGTTTGCTGTAGCTACTTTCAATGATCCTATTTTTGAGAGTGAGCATATAGAGACCATGTATACTTATCAAAAGAAAATACATAAAGAATATTTATTAGAAAAAGGAGAAACAGAAGAAGAAGCTGATCGTTTAGCAGCTTTCTTAGCAAATAAAACAATTAGGGAAAGTTATAACAAGACAGATCCTACAGACGGTACTATGTTAGTAAGTCCAGCTATGTATAAATCTATGTCCAATAGATTAGGATTGTGGGGAGATGCACAAGAAAAAGCTTATAACTTATTACAGTCAGATAAAGAATTAAGTCCTGCACAAGAGGTTGAAGCATCTAATGTTATATTTAATCCTTTTAAGACAGTTTATATAGGACATCATAATCATAATAATATTGATTTGTTGATCTATGATAAAATGGCCATGGTTACAATATTTAGACGTCAAGTCAAAGATACCCACATGGAGGAAGTTTTAGATAGGATGGAAGCTAAAGGTAAATATTCAAATCTTAAACCTATATATGCTTTTAAATTTGCATCGGCTGTTAAAGCAGGAGGTATGTTAGGTACAGATATGTTTGTTGATCCTCAAAAAAGAGATAAAATAAGTGATTTATCTGAAGTTCTAGTACATACTCAAACCTTTGATAATTTAAGATATCAACCTGTTACGGCTGTACACAATGTAACACATCAAATGTTTGGTACACAGGTGTATAAAGCTGGTTCCTCAGATATAAGGGTTGATAAGCCCTATAAAGGATTTAAAGATGGTAGGGAGTTGTTAAATGCTTTAACTTCTTCTAGAGAGGCTTTAAGTGATCTGGGTAAACATTATATAGAAGCTAAATTAGGTATTAAAAACGGACGTATTAATGATAAGCTTTTAATCAGAATGTTAGAGATGGATGCTAAAGTTTCTGGAAAATCAGATGACTTTAGACAAGCTCTAGTTAAAGGAGTTGACAGTGATACTGGTCAACCTTATTTAGAAATAGACTCTTTTATGAATAAAGATTGGGTGTATACACGCTTGATCACAATGATTAATAAGAAAACTATTGACTTAAATCTTCCTGGAAACCAATTAATTCAGGTTTCAGATTATGGTAGTAGTAAAAAATCTACTTCAAAAGAACTTGGTTGGAATGTATTCAATGAGAATGGAACTGAAGTAATTGAAATGGAAGTTAGAGTATCTGTTAGACTCTTTAAAAACATTCTTCCAAAAGGGTTGACTTTTAAACAACAACAAGCGTTCTTAAAAAAAGAATTAAAATTACTTGGTTATAGAATTCCAACACAGGGACAAAACTCAGTAGTTCTTCTCAAAGTAGTTCAAGTATTACGTGAAAACAGTGGTGATGTAATACAGTTACCTTTAGAATTTACTAAGTTAACTGGTTCTGACTTTGACATTGATAAATTATATGTCGCTAGATATAACTACAATAGTGATAAAAACGGTTATACAAAAATAGAATATTCTGATAAGGTGGATGATGAGTCTGCTTATAAAAGGTATATAGATAAATTAGAAGAATTATATCTCATTTATAAAAATACTCCGAACTTTTTTAGTAAGAAGTTAAAAAATCAAATTCGTGATTTAACTATCTATTCTAAAAAGAGTAAAGAGATTACAGTTAGAGCTGATAAAGATGAAGGAGAACATTATACAGAAGAACAACAACTAGAGACTGTTGTGAATAAGTTAGAAGTTCTGTACAAGAAATTAAATGAATCTAAGAATACAGAGGTTATAGAATCATTGAATGAATCTATAGATAAGGCTGAGTTTGAAAAATCTTATATAGAGGATAGCATTGATGAAATAAACAATGAGTTAACTATAATGACAGCTGTACAGAAAAAGTTTGTTTTAGAATCTGTGAAAGATGTGTTGGTTAAAGAAGGGGTTATTAAACCTTTTGATGAATTTAAAAAGAGTTCGTTGTCTGAACAAAACACTAGGAAGGCTAATGAGAATCGATTGTTAGATATCTTCTTTTCTGTATTGTCTGATAGTAAGCATTATTTAGCTACATCAACACCTCTTGGTGAATCTACAAGTTTGTTAAAAGATAAAGCTGAGTTTTATAATAAAGCATCTTCTATAGGTATACGTGGGGAAATGAAAGCCTTAGAGATGGGTACTCCTCGATTCCAGAATTTGATGAAATTCTTATACATAGGTTCTGGTAAGGGTATTGGTCCACATGCTTTAGGTAATGCTCATCATGCTTTAACACAACAAGCTAATATAGCTCTTAAAACAGCTCTTAATCTAGGTTTAAAGACTAATAAAAAAGGAATCATTCAATTTGATTTAATACGTGGTCAAGATGATATGTTTATAACCACCTGGTTGTCAACGTTAGTAGATGCTCACGTGGATGCTCCTACAGATAATTATATTGTTAAATTAAATGTTAACGAGGCTACTCATAATCCTTTAGAATTATTAGTTAGAGCTGGAGTTGGTGAAGTAAGTTTTGATTATATAGCACAACCTATATTACAACATTATGCTTTAGAGTATTTTAATAATATGGGTAAAAGGAGTTTTGAAAAAGAAACATTTGATCAGATATGGAGTTTCTGGGCAGAGAAAGCTATAGATACAGGTTTAGCAGCTGAAGATTTAGTGAAAAAGGATTTTAAACCAATCCCTTTAAGTACTATTCTTAATATGAATTACATAAATAGATTACGTTCTGATTCAACTACTGATATAAAAAACTCAGATTATTACATCAGGCAAATGTCTGTATTATATCATTTTAATAAAATCAATGCTGACGGACAGTCACTTTCTGATTTAGTTAGAGTATCTCAAATAGATACAAAGAAATTTGGTATTAATCCATCCCAACAGAATTTGTTTTTAGCTAAGATGAAGGAAGTAGAAGAAAGTAATAAATGGATTAATTTACCTAGACTCTTATCTTCTAAAGGAGAGAGTGTAAAAGATGGTACTATGTTACCTAGGTTGTTAAAAAATTCCATGTTATATACTAGACGTATACTTTCTACGAAGAGTGTTTTTGCTACAAATGGATTTAATGAAATATTTGGTACATTATTGTACGCTTCAGCATCTGGTAAAAGGGCTAATAAGGCTGTGATAAACAATTTAATGCAAGAGACATTCAGTTACTTGATAAGTGGTTTCTTTTCAGATAAAGTAGATGGTTTAGGTATGACAACCAAAATGGTAAGTAATTTACTTAACAATCCTAAGACTTCTATTTTCAAACAGTTAGAAGATATTAAAAGGGGTAAACATAAGTACAGTGAGGAACTGTTAGAGAATCCATTTATTCAAACTCTTTTGGTAGATTTCAAACAAGATGAAAATAATCCAG